GATATAAGCATTACCACTAAGAAGAACATAGCCAAAAAGACTATTAAAGAATTCAGAATAAGATTGTAATGGGTTGGGTCTGTTAAGTAAGGATAATAATTCATGATCTTCAATTTTATCATCTCCATTTTTTAACAGCAAAGGAACTGCGCTTGCTCCTTTACTTATTTCGTTGACGCACCTATAAACAATAGCATTTTTAAGATAACCTTCTTTTGCTAGATCTTCATATTTGTATTGTCGTGCTTCTTCGGTGTTTACTCCGAAATATCCCATCATGTTTGATGCTTTTGTTTGTTCTTGTTTTATATTAAACAATCTTTGTAGAAATGTTTGTTGTGCCATTAGCTTATTCTCCAGTTTACTTGTCCTTTAGACTTAGATAATTCTGTTATACCCCACACTAAGGCATCAAGTCTATCAGGTGAGCCAGTATTAGCTTCTCCTGTATAGCTACACATCTGTTCTTCTAGCTGAGGGAAAACACCTACATGGTGCACCCTATTTTGTTCATATAACGCTGATACAGGTTCGGCTCTTAAAATTTTACCTCGCGTAGCCCTAACGCTTCTATAAGAAACATTATGATCTATATTTCTAAGCATCTTCTCTACTAAATCTCCGCCATTATTAACCTCTGCTACTATAATATCAGCTTGCCAATCATAATAAGAGTTGATAGCTTTTCTCGCCCAACCATCAGGAGTATACTTTCCTGATATATCATCTATTACATAATACTCATTATTAGCATCTTTGCCAACTACTACTATACCAGTTTCATCGCTATCAGGATTATTAGTTACAGCAGGGTCAATAGCTACAATAATGCGAGACATGGTAGGCTTATCTTTAACTCTAGCTTTTTCTATCAATTCAGGCTTCCACAAAGCTCCTTCAAAGGCATCTATAATCTCTGCATATAGCTCTTGTCTTCCTAAGTTAGTGCCATCATATTTTTCTTTTAACATCTTCAGAGCGCTGTCAGCAAGGTTGGCTTCATTCTCAAATGTAGACCCGCTTGTTACGTAACAGTCTTCTCTTTTAACTAATTCTTTAATTAATTTACTAGGCTTTGGGGTAGTGGTTATAACGCATTGCGGATTTTCGCCTAATCTAAGACCAAACATTAACTGGTCAAATGCTTCAGGGTAACGCCATGCAGCTACTTCATCACACCAAGCTCTATGAAACTGAGGTCCTCTTAGTCTTTCAGGTTCTGATGCCGCATATCCAGTTATTTTAGAGCCATTAAATAATCTTATTTCTGATACACTTGATGAATAGCCTTTCTGATCTTTTGACTCTAGTAAGCATTCTTTGGGTATTATAGATAATAAACCAGAAGGACCTCCGAAACATACTCTCCTAAGATCGCCATGTGTAGGAGCTACTACAGCACATATACTATTAGGATTTCTAAGTGCAAATAACGCAGTGTCTTGCGCACCTGTTCTTGTTTTTCCCCAACCTCTACCTGCTAATATTAACCATATATAATGCTTTATATATTTAGGTTGTAGTTGTTTATCTCTAGCAGTTTCAAGCCAACTAATGCGTAGGTTGTATGCTTCTGACTCTGCTGTCTTCAACTTCGTCAAGGAGTTCCATAGCTCTTCGGAACGCTTCGTTTGTGTTTTCGTTAATTGTTGCATCTATTTTTTGTGTCGCTTCTCCTAAAGCTAATTTAGAAACTCTTTGTGCTATTGAAACAGCTTGAGCTATCGCGTTTATGCCTTGTGGTGCTAATCCTTTTTTTCCTTTTTGTAATTCTTGGTTATTTTGTTGTAAGGTTTGTGCGATAGTAACAAATATTGCATCAGCGAGTTGTAAAGTCCTGTCATCAGTTTTCAATGACTTGTTAGCCATATCTTTACTTCTTTTTCTATCTAACTGTTTTATGTATTCAGATTGAAGTTGCTCTTTTTGTAATTTCCAACCTTCAGTTCTTGCAACTCTGTAAACTGTGCTTTTTGCAACCTTATATTTTTTGCATAATTCATCAAGTGTAGGAAATATTTTTTTATCTTCTGCGTCAAGTCCGTGAACAAAATCATTACGTATTTTTAACTTCTTTGTATCAGTAAGTTTTGTTTGTTGAGTTTTAATGTTCATTATTTATCATATCTTATCAGAATAATATTCCAAAAACGCTTAAAAACAACACTTTTCTTAAAATAAATTAGATATTATTCCAAAAGGGGTTTTCTTTTTGAATTTAAAGGCGCATACTTCATAACAATTGTACGCCGTCAGAATTTACTGGTGGCTGACTTAATTAAAATGACAGGCTTTAAATAGCGGGAATTAAATAAAATGAATTATTTTAAAAACGAAATTGAAAATTATGTTAACGAGTGTTTGGGTTTTCTAGTCATGAAGATATATAACGAAGAAGAGAAGCCTTTAACAAATTCTGAAATTAAAATACTAAGTAAATACTTTCGTAGAATGGCTTTGTATGTAACTAGTCTTGAAACAGATGTATATGATTACAATAAAAATATGGTCTTACATGCAAAATTAGCAGTTGCCAATTATGAAGCTCCTATAGGTAATTGTTGGAGCAGTTTTTGTAATGTTAACAAAAAACTAGATTGTTTTGATATAGACTGTTCTGTTAATGGAATGTCAAATCCAGACGCGACAATGCAAGATCAAAGACTTAAAGATATAACTGATAGACTTGTAACGCGTATCAGGTATATAAAGTCTTGGTGATCTAATATATTGAAAAGAATTTTTTTACACCTGCCCCTTGCAATCATTAGGAATAAATATGTCTATTGAATACCTCAATTACGCCTTGAAGACAAACGACTTGACTCCAACAAAAAAACTAATTCTAGTAATATTAGGTAACTATGCTGATGAGAAAGGTACTTGTTATCCATCTTACGGTCATATAGCCAAGATAATAGGTCTTAAAGATACGAAAGGTATACAAAAAACTATTAAAGAGTTTGAAGAACTAGGCTATATAAAAATAGAACACAGAAAAACCGTAAATGGTGGTTACACAAGTAATAGATACCACCTTTTATTAGGTATGGGTGTATCAACCCCTAGCGGTGTTCAGACCCGTAGGGAGGGGGTGTCAGAACCCTCTAATACTAAAGATGATACAAAAACTATAACTAAGAGTTCTAAAAATATATTTTTTGAAGAGTTTTGGAAAGAATATCCTAGAAGGGTTGGGAAATACCAAGCTCTTAAAAGCTTTATGAAAGTTTAATGAAAAAAATCAATCAAAAATAATCTATGCAACTAAGGTTTTTGCGAAAGAGAATGAAGCTACAGAACAAAAGTTTATACCACACCCAACTACATGGCTCAATCAACAAAGATACTTAGATTATATAAATAAACCTATTAAGGATAAAACCTTAAACAACCTTGCAGGATGATAAAATGACTATTGAACAAACATTAAATGAAAATCAAATACAGCTAAAACATCATCAAGAAGGAAATCAAAAAGTTAAATGTCCAAGCTGTCAACCACCCCACAACCCAAGAGACAATCCTCTATCAGTAACCATCAATCATGACGGTGTGGTTTGGAACTGCCATCATTGTAATTTTAAAGGTGGAAAAAAAACAGGAAGTATATTTAGACCTTACACTAAACCAGTATATACAGAACCAGTTAGGCTTGAGCCTAAACAAGAAAGCTTTATGGTCAAATTTTTTAAAGAAAGAGGTATAAGCGAGTCAACTATAAACGACTTTAAAATATATAATGAAAATAACTGGATAGGTTTTCAATACTTTGATGAGAATGGAAATCTAACTAATATCAAATATAGAACAATAGATAAACAATTTAGACAGACTGCTAACACTAAATCAATACTCTACAACTACGACAAGGTTTGTAAGGAAGAAACAGTTATATTCACAGAAGGTGAAATGGATGTTTTATCTTTAGCAGAATGCGGTTTGATTAATGCAACTACTTTACCTAATGGTGCTCCTAAAGAATTTAAAGGAGACGAAAAAGATGCTAGATATAAAGCATTAGAGAATTGTAAATTGATGGCTAAAAAGATTATATTATTTACTGATAACGACACTAGCGGCAAAGCATTACATAAAGAATTACTTCACAGGTTTGGTAAAGATATTTGTTGGTTTGTTAGAATACCTGACAACTGTAAAGACGCAAACGAAGTATTAATTAAACACGGAGCATTAAAACTTAAAGAAATAATAGATAAGGCTGAACCATACCCTATAAACGGCTTATACACCGCTAAAGACTACTTCACACAAATACATGACCTATACGAAGGTAATTACGAAAAACCAACTGAGATAGGATTAGAAGGTCTTGATGAGATTTATAAACCTATGACTGGTACTTTTACTGTTATTACAGGAATACCTAACCATGGAAAATCAGCCTTCCTAGATCAATGCTTAATTAAATTAGCGATTAATCATGGTTGGACATTTGCTCTATTTTCTCCTGAACATTCAACATCAATGCACATAAGGAGACTAGTTCAGATGTATTTAGGAAAATCTTTTGATGAAGGCTTCTCTAATAGAATGACTAAAGTTGAACTTAATCAAGGTTTAGATTTTATTCATAAACATTTCTTTTTTATAGAAACTAAAGACAGCATACCCTCTATAGATTTAATATTAAATATTGCAAAAAGTGCAATATATAAACACGGTGTGAAAGGCTTAGTTATTGACCCATTTAATGAAGTCTCTGCAATTAGACAAGGAAATCAAAGAGAAGATGAGCATATAAGAGACTTTATATCACTATGTAAAAGGTTTACTAGGGTATACGAAGTTGTGTGTTGGGTTATAGCTCACCCTACTAAGTTACAAAAATCTAATGACGGAACATATTCTCCTCCGACTGCTTATGATATAAGTGGTGCTGCTCATTGGCATAATCAAGCTGATGCAGTTCTTACAGTTCATAGAGACTTTGACGAAAATTCAACTAGCGTAATTACAAGGAAGATTAGAGAACAGGGTTTATATGGAAAAATAGGTGAAGTTAAATTTAATTATAATATTAATACACACGGCTTCACTAAATATGAAGAAAAAGACGATAACTGGGGAGAATATGTAGATAGGTTTAATGATTAAGATATTTTACAATTTCTTTTGCTAAATCTTGGCTCTCAATATAACTATTTAATTTATGTACATGTATATGCGGTTTTAAATCTTTATCTGATAATATATTATTGATTTTTGTTGTTCTACCTTTTATAAATTTATTGCTTTGATTATCTCCTCTTTGTTGGTGCCTGAATTATAAAGTGTTGTTATCGTTTTCTAAAACTATTATTTTAGTTTCATATTTCATGCAAAGGTTTAAAAGGTTTTTCTTGGTGAATAACCTATCACCTTCAAATATGCAGTCCATAATAACTTTGTCTATATATGTTTCATAATCTTTTTGTACAGCCATAGATAATTTATCAGTGCCACCAAACACATCTCCAATTTTATAAACACCTAATATAGAAACATTTTCTTTTATATAACCCCTAAGTAAACCAAACTTAAATTGCTTTGTTGGTTGTAATAAATTAATAATATTTGTCATTAAAGTAGTTTTACCAGTAGCAGGTACACCGCCTATAGCTACACACTTCATTAAACTATAAGACGATTGTAATCATTCTTAAAACAAGACCACTCGCTATCCATCATTACAGGTTCACCAGTGTGTAAATAATGGTTTTGTTTTTCAGGACATAATCCTCTATCTTTTTTATTGTCTTCTAGTCTTAAAGGCTTCGGCAAACAGTCTTTACGCATCTGCCAAAATATTTTCCCTTCTTCCAATCCCCACTCTTTTTCTGCATACTTAATTCTGTCATGAAACATATCCATATAAACATTAGGATATCTGCGATTAGGGCGATGCCACGCTTTGTAATTGCAAAATGTAGACTCTAAAGTGAAATATCCACAATCTTGATGAGGAAAACGCGTCTTAGCTTCTTTCAATAACAATTCTGCTTCTTGACTTAACCAATCAGTAGTTTCTTTTGTATATGATATTTTTGTCTTGTACCAATCTAAATCATCTCTGCCCAACACCATACACAAACCATTTCGGTGAGAACGAGATCCGTTAATATCTTCTAAAAATAAGTTGTTACATTCAATATTCAATCCTTGTATTCTTAAATACTCTAAATAAGAAAAAGTTGATAACCTGCCAAAAGACAAAAAATTATCTTTAACAAAATCCCAAACATTTTCAAAATTTCTGTGTGGGTCGTTATGCACGCATAAAGATTTAAACATTTCTTCTTGTGAACCAAATTTTTTCACTTGTTTAAGGTAAGAACGCATACAGTTAGGTAATCCTGTTTTGCCAGCTTTAAAGTACCTCCTGTCAGAGTCCCATCCTGAACCAGCTTTAAATTTATGTTGTGTTTTATTCCACCAATCATCAACCAAGTCTACGTTTAAGTCATAAGGCTCAGGAAACTTATTAAATATATGCCAAGAAGTTATAATATTTTGAGAGCAACCATTTATAAATGCTAACCAAAGTTGTTGCTCTGTGTCTAATGAATACTTTTTTGTCAACCAAGGGAAGGCAAAATAAACAGCTCCAGGATGGCTTTTATGTTTTAGGTGAAATTCATAAAATCTTAAAAAAACCTCTCTGCGATATTGTGGCTCACGAAAATCCATACCGTATTTAAGTTCTTTGATTGGGCTAATATTATTTATTTTACAAAACGTACCTACATTATTCTTTACAGGAACTGAATATTCTTTTACTTTTTTTGGAATATTAAGGTTTGCATTCTTGGCTGTAGTATTGATATCAGGGTATGAACCTATGTTCCAAAACAACGTAGTGTCTTTTATAAGTTCAGGTAGTTTAGCCCTCATGTATTTAATAGTTTTAGCTTCGTACCGAGGATGAAATGTTATGTCGTCTTGCTGAACACCTTTAAAAAGTTTTCCATAGGGTACTTTAGTGTCGTGCCATAAGAATTCATATTTAGAAACATCTGCTTCCATAAGTTTTAACCTTTGAAACATAAAATCTCTTTTATCAACTCCAACATTTATTAAATAAATGCGTTTAACATTCTTAGGCTTATAC